GTGTGGTTCACCGTATGTATATCAAGAGAAGTTGGTAGATCAAAAGATTTATGCTCTAGGAATTCATACTGGAATATTACCAAGTTCCAAAAGAGTGATAGTGACCCCAGTATTTTTAGAAGATGTACAAGATGTGGAGAATATACCAGAAGATTTGGATTTAGATTATCAATGTGATGCCAATACGTTGACACCATTCATATTGAATGGAAAGCAAAGGAGGTTACCGTATAATACGAAGACGCAAATAGTGAAGTCTGTATTGCATTCAAAGGAAGAATTTCCTGAAGATTATGCTCCAGCAGATTTGTCACCCAAAATATTGAGACAGAGAATGAATGTTTATAAAAGAGATCCGTGTTTTACTTTTGCTGATGATGATTACAAGTACGCAGTAGATGTAATGAAGGCTCAAATTGAGAAGTGTGATAAATATGAAGATCATGTTTTGACAGAAGAAGAGTGTTTGAATAGATATAAGTCTTTGAAACCATTCTCGAATGCGACTTCAAGTGGTTGGTTTTCTGAAGTTTCGACTAAAAAGAAGGATATTATAGGAAGGGACGAAAGTGATGAGAAGTTCGTGTTGAAAGATACACAACCTCATCCCTGGACGGGAGATACTTTTAAAGAACATATAGATAAACAAGAAGAGAGACTTAAGAATGGAGAACCTATGTTAACATTTTGGACAGCGACTTTGAAAGATGAATTAAGGAATTCTGAAAAGAGAAAAGCTGGACGGACTAGGATCTTTCAAGCAGCTGGATTCGATCATGGTTATTTAATGAAGAAGTATTTTGGACCGTTTAGGGATTGGTTTGTCACTAATAGGAAGCATTTATATCATGCAATTGGGATAGATAAAGAGAGAGATTGGCCTGAGATTCTTGAATATTTAGAGAGTAGAGGATCAAATTATTTTGATGCCGATGGTAAGGATTTCGGAGTTTCAATCTCATCACAGGCTACAGAATTCTTTTTGGAATTCTGTGATATGGTTTGTGGTCCGGAACATTCATTGGAACGTAGAGG